ACACGTTGGTTAGCATTACGCACCCCGCCTTGTATACAAATACCTTTTAGGTATAAGTCTTTTCCTCCATTGGAATTTTCAGCAGACTCAACGACCATGTTAGCTTGGTCAAATGTCAGATGCTCTCTTAGAAAGTTTTGCATTCAGTTTCCTTATTTTGCTCTTTTAGGAGCGCCGTTTAGTGGTGAACCTGCACCCTTATCGGCTTGTTCTGGCTTCCCTTTTTTCTCTGCACCGTGACCTGGTTCTGATTTACCAGCTTTAGACGCTTTACCGCCTGGTACATTGATGTTTCCGCCGTCTTGGTCTTTTGCGTTCAGTTCGCCTAGACCAGCATGGTCACCACTTCCTGCTTCTCCACCTTTTACGATGTTAGCTGAAGTACCACCCATGTTATTTGCACTTGCTACTGGTGACTTTCCGCCGTCTCCATTGTCGCCTGTGCCTTTCTTTTCTGCGCCGTGTCCGCTTGCTACTTTGTCAACGTACTCACGCATTTGTTCTCTGTCTGATTTTTGTGATGTAGACTCGTCTACTTCTTCTTCTGAAGCTTCGTCAACTTCTTCATCAGCAGCTTCGTCAACTTCTTCATCAGTTGCTTCGTCTACTTCTTCATCAGTTGCTTCAAACGCAAACGCTTCTTCTTCAGGTGCTTCTTCACCTTCTTCGTCATCGCCTTCGCCTTCTTCGTCACCCATCATTTTTTCAAATTCTGCTTTTAGGTCGTCAAGTGCGTCTTCTAAGTCAACAACACGGTCTTCAAGCTCTTCTTCGCCTTCTTCACCTTCTTCGTCGCCACCCATTTCGATGTCACCTAACATGTCGTCTCCAGCATCGCCACCAATTTCTGGTTCGCCTTCAACTTCAAATTCGTCTAGATCAAAGTTTTCGTCTACTTCTTCGTCGCTTGACTCATCAACTTCTTCATCACTTGACTCATCTACTTCTTCGTCAGTAGCTTCATCAACTTCTTCGTCAGTTGTTTCTTCGACTTCTTTGTCTTCTTCTTCAATTTCAATATCTGATTCAATTAGATTTGCGTAGATGTCTCTTGACTTCTCTACAACAATTTCGTGGAATAGTTCTTCTGCACCGGCTTTGTCTTCATTAACAAGACGCTCGAGCATTTCTTCGAACTTATTTTTATCTGCCATTTCGTTTCTCCTATAAAAGTTTTACCTATGGTAAGGCTGTCATTTGTATTTACTATTTATACGGAAATGTATGTACAAATAGGCTCAAAACGAGCCATTTTCGCTAGAATTGCGAGATTTGGAAGATTTCTTGGAAATTTCCAAGCTCTATTGTATTAAAGTTCTCAAAATTATTTAGTTCAATTGGCTGATAATTATCTGGTGCTATAACTCTAGTAAAGTTAGTTTGCTTATTATCTCTTATAACTGTTTTGGTTTGTCTTAGCCAATTACCGTAGAATGTGGCGCCTTCGTTGCTTCTTTTGTAATTTTTAGTGTCAGCATATAGATTATTAAATTTACTATGGTCATCTAAACCTTTATAATCAAATCCTAAAATATAGATATTATCATAACCGTGTTCAGCCGCTAACCATAATGCTGTAGGACCACTTGACCATCCTTTGCTAGGTTGAAAGTAATTAATGTTCTTTAATTCAGTGTATGCTTTGTTATGATTAGTCCAAACAGTGTTTCTATCAGGATAACCACTTCTAGATATCTCTAATATCATTTTTACATCTACAGCAATAAGATAATCCGGAGCAAACGTTCTATATAATGCATTACATCCGTAGGTTGCACCTAATTTTGCTAATTGCTCTGGATCTATAGAAGCTCTACTTACACCATTGCCTAATACAAAGGCAGTTTTAGTGTCTTTGTTCTTCATAGACTGTGTTATTTGTTGTTTTTGTTTTTTGAGTTGTTTATCTAGTCTACGTCTGTTGCGTATTACTAGCCATTCTTCTTTTGTATAAAGAGACTTATCAATTTTGGCCATTATTAAACACCGCCGGCCTCCGCTTGCGATGCTATACCATACATTTGACGTACAAAATCTAATTCATTTTGCATTTCTTCGTGATGTGTTTCTGATGCTTTTCTTATTCTATTGATTTGACCTAGTGTTAGTCTAGTTTTTCTTGTGTCGGATGCTTTGATTGGAGATTGATCATGCTCGGGCTCGTAGACTTTATCCTCTACAGGCTCAAGTGTTTCTCTATCAAAATAAAATAATTCTCTAAGTATCATATTGTATTTATACCGTTTGGTCAGTTGTTGGTGCGCCCGAGCCTAGTTCGGTTCCTGTTGTTGTATCTGGCGGTGTTGCATCTCCACCATCTTCTGATGGTACAGTAGTATCTTCATCTTCTACTCCACCTAAGTCTGCTTCCATACCTGCTCCTGAAATACCTCCGCCACGCATTTCGCCTGCGGCATCTGTTGGTGGTGTTTCAAGATTCTCGTCATTTTCTTCTCTCCACAGTCTTTCGTTCTCAGCAATCTCTTCTTCTGTCATACCTAAGAAACGTTTTAGTGCAAATCTATTCGAAATATAAGGAATAGCACTCATTTGTGTATATGTTGGTACACGAGCATTGTCAACTTCGCTTTGTCTATACGATGCAAAGTTCTGTGGTGGTTGGAAAATAAGGTCAAACATTGATGTATCAACGTTCATACCCTTTTCTAACAAGTATTTCTTGAATTCTTTGTCAAATTCTTCAATGAGCATACCTTGTAAACGCTCACAGTAAGTATTAAACCTTAATTCTTGAATGTATGCTGTTCCGACTCTACCATCATTGTACTGACTACTTGCATCCTCAGCCCCTGTAGGCAGGTATGAGCTAGGAATTCGTAAACCGCGTACGAGCTTATTAGTAAAATATCTAAGGTCATCAATTTCTCCTAAATTTGTACCACCGGGTAACGTTTCTACTTTAGAACCACGTCCTTCTGCTGTTTGCGGAAAGAAGTAATCTTCATTAATACTTAACGGGTTGTAACTACTGTCTATAACATTGGTACCCCCGCCTGATTGGCTTGGAATACGTCTTTGGTGAATCTCAGTTTTTACACGTTCTACGAATTGCATAGCAAGGTGACTAGGCATATTACCTACGTCAACATAGAAAACACGTCTTTCAGGAGCACGTTGTACTCTGTATATAATAATTGCGTCTTCTAATAGTTCTTTTTGTTTGTATACTTTAAAAATTGTTTCTAGTAATGAGTTACCAAAAGGATAATTGTTGTCTAAGCCTTCACTCATACTTAAATGTACAACGTGTTTAGCGTCTACAGCAATCTCTGACTCTTCTCTACTCCACCTAGTACCTGCTTGGCCGCCGCTATTGGCTCCTATGTGGCCTTTGCCTGCACTTGCACTCTGGTAACTACCCATTCCGCCATTGTTTATTTGGCCATTTGTTTGGTGTGGCGTAGTTGCTACCATTTCTCCAAAGTTTAAATTGAAGTCTTTGACAATATACTGTTCAGGTGTCTTACCTTCTGATTCGTTTACAATAATTTTTGTTAAATTTGCCGCATCTACATGGAATAACTTTTTAGTTTCTGGATCTCTAATGAAAATTTGGTCTCCGTACTTAAATGCATTACGGATTAATCTAAACATACGTGTTTCAAACTTATTAAGTTTGCACCATTGTTGTAGATATTTTTGTAAAATGGTTGTTTCTGAGTTTGTTGCTTTCTGTTTAAAGCTCAATGCAAAGTTTGTACCGTTTTGATCATTCTTTTGTGTACAAAATTCAGCAAGAATATCTAATGCTGCATTAACTTCTGAATCACTATCCATTGTATTGTACTGGCCATAGCGTTCAACACGGTTAGGACTGCCAACATACACATCAGGTAGATGCGAATTATAATTTTTAGTAGCGGGACCAGGCTGTAAGCCTCCGTTGTAATTACTGAACGGACTGTAGCTTCCTTCTGCGTTAGTACCCGTTGGTACTGGTGTAAAGTATTTTTTCCAGCTCATTTTTTTCCTTTAGTCCGTGTTAGCTGCTGTTGCTTTAGTATGTTTAGCAATATCAGACAAAGACTGTTTCATAGTTGTCATGTTATTATTTAGTGATTCTAGTAATTCTGTACTAGGACCTGATCCGTTCATCTTTTTAACTAGATCAGCTGCGGCTGTGCCTGTACCACCACCAAATAATCCTTTATTATCTTCTGCTAAGGCTTTATTCATATCTTCTAATGACCTTGCTATTTCTTGCATATTATTATTATACTTGGAAAGCTCTGATATGTCAAGTCCTTTTTGTATAGCATTTACATTATCGCTAAATCTGTCTAATTTGTCAATTCTTTCAAATGCACTAGCAACTCTTTCCATTCCTGGACCAATACCAGCCATTCTTTCTAGCAATTTCATGTTTTCAGGAGTTACACCTAATGTTTTTGCTATATCTTTGTCTTCTGGTGGTAAAGTTTCAGCGTTAGCCGCGGCTTCTGCTTTAATTTCTGCTGGACTTGACCCAAATAATCCAAATGATAGTCCATTTAATAAACTGCTTCCTGCATTACCTAATGATTCGCCAAATCCTGCGTTTGGATCAGCATTAAAACCTGACACACTATCAAATAATCCCATTGCGCCAGCGGCAACAAGTCCAACACCTGGAACAAATTTAAGTCCACGCAATCCTGCTTTACCAAAACTTAGTAAAGGATTCGTTTTTGGCGCATTTTTTAAACTTGTGAACTGACCTGTTTTTGGATCTCTGCCAACAGTAGGACCACCTGGTGGTGTTTTTAATTTAGTTACAGCGGCTGCTGTGCCACCAGCGGCTAATGCACCGGCTGCAATTCTTCCAGCTATTGCACCTCCAATAGCAGGTCCTGCAAATAAAGCAGTTATTGCAGTTACTACGCCAGCAACAACTAAAGGATCAGAAAATATAGTTGCAAAGCCAGATTTTATACCTTCAGCTAATGCTACTCCTATTGGCTTAAACACTTCTTCTATCATTCCCTTCTTTTCTTTGCCGTCACCGTACAATGCTTCTTTAAGTGCTTCTCCTAAACCTTTTTTATCAACTGTTTCAAAGAAACTTTTAAGTGCAGGATTAACTGTTCCTGTTATATACTTGCTAATATTTGACAACGCTGTTTTAAAAGTAGATCCTTCACCTTGTTCACCAATAAAGCCTGTAAACCAACCATTGAATGGACCAAACACTTCAGTAACTGCACCTAGTAGCGGGTTAATTAAATTTGTAACAATCGCTAGTTTTGCTTCTTTAACTGTTTCTAAAAATTGTGCCATTGCACCTAGTTCACCATCTTCAGGTGGTGTAGCTGTAATTGTTTCAAAGTCTGCTAGGAATTTGTCTTTTGCAAATATAAGACCTTCACCAGATTTTGTAAAGTATGGAGCAATTTTATCAATTTGGCCGCCAAACAATGCGGCAATTTCTGCACCAACACCTTCGCCTGATATTACACCAGCTTTAATAGCTGCTTCTAAGCTACCAGCTGATTTTACTTGATTTTCCAAGTAAGTTGCCATTCTCTCGCCTTGGCTTGCAAGCATAACATCATACTCGGTTGCTGTATTCAACGCTGTACCAAGTAAATCTCTTACATTTTGGGCACTTTCAGGCATAGTAGCCGTAAATAATTGTAGCTCTCTTGTTAGTGGCGGCATTCCTAAGAATTCTGCTTTTAGAGCATCAACAGCAACTTTGCCGCCTGTGGCTTGTGCTTCAGCCATTGCAAGGTTTACTTTCTTTCGCTCATCAGCATCAAGTTTTGCTAATTCCATTTGGAATGCAACATCCATTTGAGCTTGTGCAATTTTATCTTGTTGTGTTTTTACATCTTCGCCTGTTAACTTTGCTAGTTGTAGCATGTTCTTTGTTAACTCTGCAGATGCTTCTGCAGCAAAGGCTTTGTCTTGTACTTCTGCTCTTGAACCTGCTCTATTTAAATAAGCATTCATGACCATTTGATCGTTTATCTCTTCCATAGACAAACCCATTGACTGGAGTTGTATTCGAAGATCAGTGCCAAGGGCATCTGTTAGAGCTGCTGTTCGTCTAGCACCTTGTGTTACTGTACCACCAAATGAAGCCATCATAGTAGAGCTTTGACTTACTAGTTGACTAAACTCTCCTAATTCTAATCTTGCTGTGGCGGCTGTAGTTCTCATGCCTTCTAGATCGTAGCCAAAGTCTGCACCTGATTTGGCCATTAATTGGAATGATTGATAGCTACTGTCTAGTATGCCAGTAAACATAGTTAACGAACTACCTACTATAGGTATATGTTGAACAAAACTAGATAAACTGTCGCCGCCATCTAGTAATTCGTTAGCAAATCCTTTTAGTCCACCAATGGCTGCGCCTATGCCCATTGATACTAGTTTAAATAAACCACTTCCCATTAGGTTTAGGTGTTTGGTGTTGTTTTTTACAGCGTCAGTATTGTCTTTTACAGCATCTCTATGCTTAGTTGAAACTTTAACGCCGGACTGTTGGGCTTTGTTATATGCTTGTTGTGTTTTAGCTGCTTGCGACTTAGGATCAGCACCCGTAGTTTTGGCAAGTTTTTCCATAGCTGCAACAAGTCTTACTAGTGTTACTTCACTAGCAACGCCGTTCTCGCCGCCTATGTTTTCAATTTTAATTTCGTCAGCCATTTATAGTCAAATCCAGTTAAGTGCGTATATAAATAAAAATGGTATATACATTTATAATAGTATTTAGCCAGGAGAAAAGATGGAAAACAAAAACACTAATCCGTTACAGAAATATTTTAGACAGCCTAAGATATATTTGTCGTTACCAAGTAACGGAAAATATTACCCCGCTGGAAGTTTAGAAATATCTGAAACAGGTGAGTATCCGGTATTTCCAATGACAGCTAGAGACGAAATAATGATCAAAACACCTGATGCTTTATTGAACGGCGAAGCAACAGTTAGTGTAATTAAGAGTTGTATACCGGCTATTAAAGAACCATTTAATATGCCAGCAATGGATCTTGATGCTTGTTTGATTGCTATTCGTATAGCAACTTACGGTGAAAAGATGGACATTAATATTAATGTTCCAGTAACCAACGAAGAAAAGGCTTTTGATTTAGATCTAAGAGTAATGTTAGATCAGTTTACAAATGTAACTTATGATCATATCGTTCAAATGGGCGATTTAAGCATTGAACTAAAACCTTTAACATATCAAGAATTTACTACTACTAGTAAAGCAACATTTGACGAGCAAAGAATATTCAATGTTCTTAACGACTCAAATATATCTGAAAACGATAAATTATCATCGTTTACTGAAAGTTTTAGAAAACTTACTGACCTTACTATATCAACACTTGAAATGTCTATTGCATCAATAACAATGGGCGAAGATGTAGTAACTGATAGAAATCATATCAAAGAATTTATTGCTAATACAGATAAAGGATTGTTTGAAAAGGTTACTAATCATATCGAAGAACAAAGAGAAAAGTTTCAGATTAAGCCACTGATTGTAGATGCTACTCCGGAAGAGCTAGAAGCAGGTGTACCAGCAACTTATGAAGTTCCTGTAACATTTGATCAATCAAATTTTTTCGCATAAGGATATTAACCCTACCCACCGAACAGATACTTCACGAAGTTGATGTCCTAGAAAAAGATGTGAAGCAAATGCGCTATAATTTGTTTAAATTAGCATGGCACATGCGCGGATCACTTACCATGGATGAGACGTTTGAACTTCCGCCTGAAGATCGAGATATTATTTCTGATATAATTAAGGAAAATTTAGAAACTACTAAAAAGTCCGGCTTACCTTATTTTTAAACAGTAGGTTTCTTAGCTGGACTAACTTTAATACTTTTTTCAAGCTGTTGAATTAGTCTTCTTTTCTCTTTTGCATTAAGTGTAAGTGCAGCATCTTTTGTTTTTACATATGCACTAGATACTTTAACTTTTTTAGCAACAGGTTTTTGTGCAGGACTAGCTACTGGTCCTTTAACACCTTGTTGTTTATTCATTGCTTCTTTTGCGGCTTGCATAAACGCTTTGTCCATAACGTCTTTAGTTAATGGACCTTTAGGAACAGCACCAATATTTTTAACACGCTTAGATTTTAAAAATGCAACTAACGATGCTCCTGTTGCATTTTTTATATCTAGTTCTTGTGTGCCAAGGTACTGTCTAAATTCATTGTATAAAGTATTTGCTGTATCAGATAAGTCAGCTTTACCGGCTAAGTTACTTGCTTTGCCTTTCATGCCAATTGCGCCAAGAGCCTTTGCTCCTATTGCTTGACCTGCTTTCTTCATCATTCCTACAGGAGCTTCAGTTGCTAAACTTTCACGTGGCGGATTGTAATGCCAATTGTATGATCCTTGGCCTATATATGAGCCTCTTGTATAACCTGCCATTTCCATAGCATCATCAGAATCAATGCCTTTTTCTTTAGCCCAATGATATATGTAATAAGATCTTTGGCTATCACTTACACCAGCAAATTTATCTACTACTTCAGG